GTGGGGTGTGGGTATGTGCGCATGACGCGCGTTCATTGAGGCGCGCGCTCGGGCATGGGGGCGTTCCTTGGACACCACGGGGGTGACATCATGCTGAGATGGCGGCTGAGATGGGCGCATCTCAGGCATGCTCTGCCTGATACCTGGCTTGATACTCCCGACCCTGGCGCTCACGATATGCCTGCCAGGTTATGTCAAGCGACCAGGGTACGCTCACGTGCGAGTAGCCGCCGTCTCTGTCGACGCCGGGGCTAGCCTTTCCCCTGGTGGCTGCATCCCTGGTGAATCCCTGGTGAGCGGTCGACGTCCAGGGCGCCCACTCTGAGCAGTAGCCCCGGTCGACTTACGTAAACTCGCCTCTCGGCCAATCTCAGGATGCCGTCGGATTTCACGAAATCCCGAAAGAAACGTGTGAATCTTTTACATTTTCCCCAACATCCTTTTTACACTTGTTCTACATGATGTGTTTGTCGACGGAAACGAACGACACCACCCGACCAAGAGGTCGACGCCTGACGAGTAACGCGGGGCGAGCAAACAGAACGGACGCTACGGCGCCCAGTGCTCACCTAACGCGGATCTAGGGTGGAGGCTAGTTCAAGCGGGTAGCGCAGAATAGGCGCTCAGAACGGAAAGCGAGCTTGCTCGCATCCCTGCCGTAGTGGGGATGCTTGAGCGGGCGAAGCGAGTAGGTCGCGAGCAGCACACTGCGCCGGACCTAGTGAGGGTCCGCAACCGGCTAGAGCACACCGGATCCGACAGAAACGTCGGCCGAGTAAGTAGCTCGCCACTCACGATTGACAATCCAACCAACGTATCGACCCAAGCCTAGACAGAGCTAATGCCAGAGCGGCGCCAGTAAGGTCACAGTGCGACTCTGTCGCCCGCCACTCAAGCTAGGGGAAACGCCGGCCCTGCCGGAAAGACTGTCCGATACGTACTCAAGTGCTCGCAAACGAGCAAGCGCGACGATATGACGCGGGTGGCCAATGTTCACCGGCGGCAGCCTAGCAGTATGAGCGATGTATTGGACCGATGGCAGGTGAAAGAATCCGGGTGCCTCCGTCCAACCGCAACCCAACGTAGATCACTGTCGCAACGCTTGGCGCTACGCTCGTTTGCATCGCACATCGCAGAGTGGCCCGGCTCACGCCGGGACTAATGCGGCGCTCCGGTCACAAGCCCGGAGAAAACACCAGCCCATCGACAAGGGAAGTCCGCGCCCTGGGCGCCTTGGGAGTAGTCCAATGGCTCATTACGTACCGCAGACTTACAAGTACGCAAGTCTGCTCACACCCGACGGGTATTCACCTAAGACAGACAAAGGTCATGCTCGCAACGTCGCAACGGCCATCCTCTATCTGGCGCCTAGCAAGGCGTCCGGTGTGGCCAATACCTGCACCGATGCGTCCGATGGCTGCATCTCGTCATGCCTTTACAAGGCCGGGCGAGGCGGCTTTGATCCGGCCGTGCCGGCTGCTCGCATCGAGCGCACCAAACACATGAAATTCGACGGCTTCGATTTCAACGCAAAGCTTGTCAAAGGCACAGAGTCGCATCGCAAACGCGCCGGCCGTAAAGGCATGGCGTGCGCTGAGCGACTCAACGGGACGTCCGATCTACCGTGGGAAAACCGGCACATGAACGATGGCCGGACGCTCATGGAAACATTCCCGGACGTCCAGTTCTACGACTACACAAAGTCGGCCCGCCGGGCGCTCAAGCATGCTCGCGGTGAGATGCCGGCGAACTATCACCTGACATTCTCGCGCTCGGAAGTCAACGCGACCGATTGCCAGGCCGTGCTTGAGGCCGGCGGCAGTGTCGCAGTCGTGTTCAAAATCTGCGACTGCAAGCGGCCGTGCAAGCACGAAATCCCGGAGGGTGTCTACACGTACATGGGCCGCCCGGTGATCAATGGCGACCGGGACGACTTGCGCTTTATGGATCCGCCGAACGTCGTCGTCGGACTCAAGGCTAAGGGTCCGGCCAAAAAGGATACCTCCGGCTTCGTGGTCGACTTGCGCACCGATGCGCAAGTCACCGTCGCCGCCTAACTCGCAGAGCACGCCCGGACCCTCCGGGCGTAATGCGGCAGACCGGTTGCAAGCCCGGTCGACATCCTGAAAGTCCGGTCGCATTCCGGCACGGAGAGTAGTTCCATGAACACCGTCTATCGCACCGGCTATCTCGGCCGCAGCAACCGCATTCACGTTCTGACGCTCACGTCCGGCGACCCGTTCTACCGGTCGCTCTGCAGCAAGCGGTGGAACGGCGGCATCACGACACTGTCAAACGAAATCGAGGCCGCCGACAAGGCCGCCGAGTTGGAGTTTGTCGACTGCACGCGCTGCTACCGCGCGTTTGAAAAGGCCGCCGTCGCATGAACACGCACTACGCAATCGCCCTCACCGGCACCGATGTCATCGTCGACATCGTCGTTCGCAAGGATGGCACCGTCAGCCATCGTGGCCGCTACGCCGATAGCACGTACCTCGGCCCGTGGAGCAGCCTCAAGCGCAATGGCACCAACAGCGCCGCGCACATGCTCCGCGTGTCCCGCGAAAAGGGATGGCAGATTGTCCGGGAGGTCGTCTAACCATGTTCCGCCCACACGTCACCGGCACCTGGGGCTGCCCGTGCGCAGCCTGCAAGCAAGCCCGGCCGGCCATCGATGCCGCCATCCGCGAGTTGGACAAAGTCCAGTTCGCGCCTAACCCGCGCTGCACCGTCGGCATCTGCGAGCTAGTCGCAGTGCGCGACACGCCGTGGTGCCCCAAGCACTACGGCATGAACAACGGAGACTGAATCGCAGAGTGGCCGGGCAGTAGCCCGGATCAATGCGGCAGTCCGGTCACAAGCCCGGACCCGGAGCGACAACTCCGGACGCTAATCCACAACTCGGAGGAGTAGTCTCCGGTGCAAACCATACACGCCGTCGAGCGCAAGCTCGGCACTCATAAGGGCGCCCGCCGCCTCTGGCTGGAGGGTCAGCGCCTGACCGATATCGGATTCGATGCCGGCGTGCGCTACCAGAAAGCCGTGGCCGACGGTGTGCTCACGCTCAAGCTGAGCGCCCAGGGCAGCCACACGGTCAGTCACAAGCACGGCCGGCCCGTGGTCGACCTGCTGACGCGCGAACTCGGCAACGTCGAGCGCGTCGAGGTGCGCATGACCGAGGGCGCCGTGTTCGTCAGCGTGCATAGCATCGATGCCGCCAGTGCCGCCCGCCTGGCACGTATCAACGCCAAGCTGGCCGCCGGTCAGCCGCTGCGCCTGGGCAGCATCTGCCACGGCGGTGGAGTGGCCAGCGATGCGCTGCTGCGCGGCCTGGGCAACGCTGAGATGCAGTGGGCTATCGAGCAGGACGCAACGTACCTTGAGCAGTCGCTCACACGTGGCGCGCTCAGCGTGTGCGGCGCGTCGATCGAGGCCGACCTGGGCAACGTCGACCCGCGTAGCCTGGAACAGGTCGACGTGCTGGAGGCCGGGCTGCCATGCACCGCCGCCAGCCGCGCCGGCAAGGCCAAAAAGGGGCTGGTCGTCCAAGAGGACGAGGAAAAGCTGGCCGACTTGGTCGTCGCGTTCCTTGAGATCATCCGCGCTACGCAGCCGGCCGTCGTGCTGCTCGAAAACGTGCCCGAGTATGCCGACTCGGCTACCGCCAGCATCATCCGCGCTCGGCTGCGCCGCTTTGGCTACAACCTGCACGAAACCATCGTCCAGGGCGCCGAGTGGTCGCTGGAAGCACGCCAGCGGTGGATCCTACTCGCCACCACGCGCGGCCTGGACGTCAGCCTCGATGACCTCCAGCCGCAGCGTGCGGAGGCAACCCTGGCCGACGTCATCGATCCGTCCGCCGATGGGTGGCGCAGCCTGGACACCGTCGAGCGCAAGGCAGCGCGCGACAAGGCCAATGGCAACGGCTTCTCACGTGGTCGCCGCCTGCTCGACGCCACCGCCACCTCCGTACCCACGCTGCGGCGCGGCTACCAAAAGGGAGGTAGCTGCGACGTGCGCCTGGCACACCCGACCAAAGCGGGTCAAGCCCGCCTCTTCACCGCAGCAGAACACGCCGCTATCAAGGGCATACCGCCCAAGCTGGTCGCCGGACTGAGTGAGAAAAAGGCTCACGAAGTGCTCGGCCAGAGCGTCATCAGCCCCGCGTTCGTGGGCCTGGGCAGACTCATCGCCCAGGCCACGGCCGCCTAGTCACAGGAGAGTAGTTCCTTGATCGACAAAGAAAACAGCGTGCTCGTCGAGCAGCACACGCTCGGCCTCACCGTGGTGCGCATCTTCATCGACCGCACCAGCGGCAAGTTCTGGACGTCCGGGCTGAAGCACCCGGTCGTCTACTCCGACCTGCTGCAACTGCGCCGTCAGGTCGAGTTCGCCCTGGCCAAGAAAAGGGCGGCCGAGTAAATGGCCGCCACCATCACGTTCACCGCCCGCACCCGCCACGCCGTGGTCACCAACCTGGGTGACGACGGCTACTCGGTTGACTTGTTCACCGTCGTCCACCCGCAGCGCCCGGACCTCGGCACCAAGCTGCTGCGCCGCCGCGCCACCGGCTCCCGCTTCACCGCTGTTGGCATCGCCCAGGACTGGGTCGGCAGCGGCGCCCGCGTCGAGGAGGTCGACGCATGAACCTCGTTCGCCTGCAGCAGAAGCTGCAGACCGCGCAGCGGCGCAAGGAGCAGACCGCCGCACGCTTACAGGCTGCCTGGGACGCGGACAACCGCGCCCAGGACGCACTCGACGCAGCCCAGGCCGCGCTCGCAACCGCCGCCATCGGCACTACCGCGCGCTGCCAGTGTGGGCACGGCTCGAGTCGGCACTACCACACCAGTGGCCGCACCGCCTGCCGCACGTGCGACTGCACCGCATTCGCAGAGGCAAGTGTGGCGTGAGGACATACGAACTCAAGTACCAGCGGCTGCGCGAGGCGGTGGCCGCCTACGACAAGGCGCTGCGCGCCTACGGACTCATGAACCAGTCATGGGTCGACTCCAGCGAACTGGACCGCCTATGGGCAGTGGTCCTCGATGCCGCCAGCCTGCCGCCCATGCAGGCAACACGCAGAGGAGAGTAGTTCCTTGAACCAAGACGCCTTTTCGCTCATCGGTGATGCGCTGCTGGCCATCACCGAGTCCAACGTCTATCGCGGTAACGACGACATCGCACACGCCGACGACGCGCTCGGATTCGCCGTCAGCCTGCTCGTCGAAGCACGCAACCTGCTGCGCGTACCAGCGCAACCTACTGCGCTGGACGACCGCTGCAACTGTGGCCACAACTTCGCTTCACACGATGACGATCGCCCCGGTTGCGCCGACCTCGGCCTGTGTGCGGAGTGCCAGCCATGAGTCGATGCCCATCCTGCGGGCGCACTGAGCAGCAGTACAACACGCTCGGGCGCCCCGAGTGCCCGGCCGACTGCCGCCGCTGCTACCTGTGCGGCGAGACTTTCCCCAAGGGGCAGTACACCTGGGTGCGCGACACCAACAACGTCGGCGCGCCCATGTGTGCGCCGTGCCGCATCCTCTGGAAAGCGGGCGTGTCGGAGGCGCAGCCGTGAGCTACCTGGGCATGCTGCCCGATTGGGTACTTCAGATACTGCTGGTCGCGGCCAACCTGGGCGTGCTCGCCCTGATCATCTTCGCCACCCGCAAGCTCGGCGCCCTGCGCGCCCGGCTCAAGCGTCCAAGGAAGCAGCCATGAAACCACGCGAACTCAAGCAGTGGCGCCAGAAGCAGCACCTGAGCCAGACCGCCCTGGCTCAACTGCTCAACTGCCACTACAACACCGTCGCCTACTGGGAACGCGGCGTCCACCGCATGCCCGGCCATGTGGAACTCGCCCTGGAGGCCATCGCTCAGCAGCGCGCCGTGCTGGTCCGCAAGCTGAACGCAAAGAGGGCTGAGATCCTCGCCCGTCGCCGCATCAAGTTTGCCGACCAGCACCCCGAACACTACCTCAAGCTGCTTGAAAACGTGCGCAAGGCACGTGCTGCCCAGGCCGCCAGGCGCGCCGCTAGCCGACCTTGACCCTCGGCACCCGCACACGGCCCGCAGCTACGGCCCGCGCTGCGTTCACCTCGGCCATGCGCCTGGGGTCCAGCAGCGCGGCCAGGTCGGCCAGCGTCTCGCGCACGTCATACGACCGGCTATCGTGGCGCGAGTAGATCACGTAGTCTCCGACCGTCTCGATGGCGTCGGCGTTGAGCAGGAATGCTTCGCCCGTCTTCCTGACGTGAACCTCAATAAACACCCTGTCCTCCCTCGCGAACAGACATGACAGACATGTGTCTGTTATCCCGGTTTGTTCACACACCCCGCCAACCAAGCGGGTGTGAACAGACATACAGGTTTACTTAAGGGGTTGTCTGTTTGTCTGTTCGCCATTTACGCCCCCGGAAAGGGGATCAGCAGGCCCTGGTCGGGCAGGCTGGTGACCGTGTAGCGGACCCGCCGACCCGACGTCTGTCTGTTCGCCAAGCCCTTGTCGACCGCGCGCTCCAGCGTCGTCTTGACGCTGTTGTAGCGCCGCTTGTCCGGCTCTTTGCCATCCACCTCCAGGCATAGCTCGCGCACGTCGCGGCCACCAGGCATGCTGGCCAGGGCGCGCAGTAGCTGCATCTCCACCGTGGCACCGTTGTCGTCGCGCACCTCCATCGGTCGCACGTTGATCGAGATCTCCGAGTCCCGATGCACGATCTCGGTCGCGAACGGCGCCTCTTTGACGATCACGTTGACCTTGGTGTGATGCCACTCCACGACATGCCGCCCGACCTGGGCCGCCGCCTCGTCGGCTACCAGCGACCACTGGTTGCGGAAGAATTCCACCTTGCGTACCGCGCCGCGCGCCTTGAGCGGCACGTAGCCCTTGATCTTGTGCTCCTCGGACGTGACATGGTCCAGCCCAAGCACCGTCACCGGCGGCAGCACGCCCAGGCAGCCCTCCAACTCAAGCGCAATCGCCTCGTAGCCGATGTGCTCACTCGGTGAGCCGCCTGCCGCCGCAATCGCGTCCATCACGACCAGCCCGACGTGCTCGCGGTCGATGGTCTGCGATAGCGACGTGATCTGGTCGCGCAGCCGGTAGCCGTGCATGTCCTGCCAGAGCATGCGCGGCAGCGGCCAGGCGCCCAGGTTGCGGCACACGTCGTGGACCACCCGCTCAAAGTCGGCGCGGTCGTCTTCCCAATCCAGATAGAGCGGCACACCCTGCTCCATCTCGCGCTCGCAGAAGCGGTAGCCGCTTGCGTAGTACGCGCAGATCGCCTTGGCCAACGTCGATTTACCCGTGCTGGCCGCGCCTAGCCACACGTTGGGTTTGTTCTTGAGCAGCAGCCCCTGGCACAACCAGGCTGGCGGCGGCGGCCGTTCGATGGCGCCCTGAATCACCTGTACCGGGCGGCCGGCCTGCATCGAAGCTATCACCGACTGACACGCCTCGCGGATCAGGTCGGCCCAGGACGGGTGTGGGAACTTGGACGCAAGCTCCTCGATCAATTCCTTGACGGAGCCGCGCGCCGTGGGCGAGGCCAGCAGGTTGAGCGGGCGGGTGACAAACCGCGCGCCCTCACCGTTGAACACGTCCACCCGCGCCGTGAACTCGCGCTCATCCTTGACCCGATAGAAGTACAGGCTGATCGGCACCTCGCTCGGGTTGAACCGAAAGTCCAGGCCGACCCGCTCAAAGCGCGCCCTCATACGACGTGCTCTGGCGTGGCTGGTAGCCCCTTCTGTGCAGGCCGGGGCCGGACGGCTGGTTGCGCGGGCGGCGGCGGCGGTGCGGCCTGGGCCGCGTCCTGTGCAGGCCGGGGCCGGACGGCTGGTTGCGCGGGCGGCGGCGGCGGTGCGGCCTGGGCCGCGTCCTGTGCAGCCTGGCGTGCCCTCCAGGCGTGCCACCCCTCCAGACTGTCGAGCCACTCCGGCATGGGCGCCTCGTCCAGCGGCCCGTACTTCCGGGCCAACTCCTCCAGCCGGTTCTTGACGTGCAGGTAACGCTGGCGGCTCTGCTCAGACATCGGCCGACCACGCAATCCGAGTGAACCGATGGTCGACATAGCCGTGCGTGCCGGCCAGCATGCCGATCGCACGCCAGCGACGGTTGTTGCAGGAGTTGCTGCAGGTCAGCCTGGGCGAGCCGCTGTAGACCGTGTAACGGCGCCCGCAGTGGACGCAGTAGCGCGTCTCCTCCACCCTCATTGGCGGCAACAGTGGTCGGAGGTTGTCGCAGCGTGTGCAGCGCCCGTCGCGGCGCGCATAGCTGCGGCAGCGCGGGCAACGCAGGGCATGCTTCGCCCGTTGATCGGCCGTCACGGGAACTAGTCCGCTGGACTGGAGTCGGTGGTGGCCACGTCGTGTGTGGCCACGATGCCGACGATCACGTCACCGTCCACCTTGGCGAGCGCAGCGATGTCGTCTTCGCTGCCGCGCACAAGGAAGCACACCATCGCGCTGCGGCCGTGGCGAGTGACGGTCGCCAGCTTGCCCTCCAGCCGCACCACCACCCCCTCAGTCGTCATCGTCTGCGACCTCCTCGTCAGGCTGGTCGCCCTGGGCGTCGGGCAGCGCCTTGTCCTCGGGCGGCGGCGCCTTCATGTCCGGGGTGCCGTAGATCTCGACGTAGCGCCGGCTCAGCCGCTCCCGCTTGGCCACCGGATCCTCGGCCACCTCGTCGACCGGCTCGTCGGCACTCATGGCCAGCGAGCCAAGCTGCGCCGGGAACGCGCGCCGCAACGCCTGCGCCTCGGCCACCTTGCCCAACATGTGGCGCGGCATCTTCGCCCACATGTGCGCCTCACGCTCGGTGGCCGGCGCGAACTCATGCCAGTACGCCTCACCGACGAAGGCATTCTTGCGACCGCCGACGAGCTTCCACACCGTGGCGCGCGCAAGCTCGGGCACGATCACCTTGGCGCCCTTGTACGTCCACTCGATGCTGCCCTTGAATTCGATGGCCTCGGCGCCGGCGTAGGTGCCGCTGGTTTCAGCGATGGCGCGGAAGCCGTCGATGCCAACCTGCAGCGTGCCGCGTGGCGGGTTGCCGCGCCGGATCCAGTACGCCTGGCGCAGCAGCGGGTCCAGGCCGAGTGCCCTCGTCGAATGCAGGAACACCGCAAGCTCCTGCAGGTCGGCGCCCACCGCCACGGTGCGCGCCACTAGGGCAATCTGTGCGGGCGAGTAGCCCGTCATCTCCGACACCATCTGCACGCTCAGCCCGCCCTGCGGTGCGCGCTTCATGTCAGTGCTCATGCAATCACCTTTGGCAATCTGGAGGGCGTCTTGAGCAGGCGCGTCTCAAACAGGTGCGACAGGTCCGGCTCGCGCAACATCAGCAGCCTGGCGTAGCGCGAGCGGAAGTTGTTGTTGAGCTTGATGCCGGTCGGGTCGGACGTTTCCACCAGCACGTACCAGCGCAGCCGCTCGTAGATCATGCCGATGCCGAAATGCCCGCGCCCGGCCTTGTGCGCCTGCCGCGCATACGCCCGCAGCAGGTCGTAGATGCGCGGGTTCGCACGGTGGAACGACCAGAATGCCTGGTCGATGCCATCACCGCTGGCCTCCCACAACGCGAGTTGCTCCTCGCGCGTCAGGCCCGGCGGCATCCATGTCGTGTCGCGACCGTCGAACTCGTCGTCGTCGTCGGACATCAGTCGTCCACCGTGCGACTCGAAACGTGCGGCGCGAGCTTCGCCCGCTGGTACATCTCGGGGTGCTGCGCGCGCTCCTCGGGCGTCGGGTTGTGCTGCAGGCAGCGCACGCCACCGACCATCTGCGCGAGGCACGTCGGGCACGTCCACATCGCAGACTGCTCGTTCTTCTTGGACCGCTTGCGTTTCATCGGAGGCCAAGCCTCCGACTGCAGGACGGCCAGGCCGCCCAACCCTGGACGGCCAGACCGCGCTGTGCAACCGCGATCTGAGCCGCCCTGGGCGCCAGGTCGGGGCGAGCCGCGAAGCTCAGCCCCCCGTGGCGGCGCCAGAAGACCATGTCCATCTGGACGCCACCGAAATAGCCGTTGCCAGTGTTAGCAGACCAGCGCAGTGTGCTTTCGCACATAGCCAACCGATCCCACACGCCGTAGGCTGGTTCCGACGACGGTGGTTCTGCGATGACCTCCTCGGGCGTAGTCTCGATGCGCTCGTCTGGTGCGAGCGGTCCGCCGTCGTCACCGATGGCGAACACGGTGAGGGCCAGGGCCAATGCAACGGCCATCAGAACGGATCCTCATCGTCGGCGGGCACCGTTGCAGCGGTGCTCGTCGGCGCCATCGCAGGCGGTGCCGTCGTCCTGGGCTTGAGCGACCGCCTGACGTTCTCAGATAGAGAACCGCGAAGCTGCTGGAGGACGAGGTCGCGAGCGTTGCGCAGCATCTCGGCCGCGCACTCCTGATCCAACTCGGCAGCGTCGTCCTCATCGACGAACCACTCCAGGCTCACCTCGGCCGACTCGGTGCCGTAGTTGCCGTCGCTCACGGCACGGCGGTAGCCAACGGTGACCTTGCGCTTCTGTTTCGACTCAATCACGCGCTCTCCTTTGGGTAGAAGCGGAACTTGGCCGGGCGCATCGTCCCTTTGCTCAGCCGGACCAGCCGCTTTTGATGGGCGACCACGTCGGCGCAGCCCTCGCTGCAGTACGTGCGGCGCCTGGGTTCAAGGATGGGCTTGCCGCAGCGAGCGCAGCTAGGCGGCGGCAGTACCAAATTGGGTGCCATTATTCGGGCGACTCCAAGAACTGGTGGTCCCGCTCGATGCGTTCACGATCGTGCTGGTATCTGCGCAGCCAGTTATGCAGTTCGGCCAGCGTGTCGTCGGCAGCACGGGGATCGTCGGGGTCGCTGATGACCTCCATGTGGCGCAGCGTCAGCAACACCGCACACATGAACGCCCACTCCAGGCCGTCCAGCCGGTCCAGCAGATCGTGCGCGAGGTCGAACAACTCGCCAGGCGTGGCGCTCTCGCGCGTCAGCGTGGTGTAGCCATCGGTCACGGTGTGCTTGTCCATCACACGAACACCCCGTCGTCCATGCGGATCTTGGTCATCGGCGGTGGCAGTGGAAGCTGCCTTGAGCGCCGCCGCGTCTGGTGCGGGTCGTCCTCGGGTAGATCCTCGAAATACTCGGGTAGCTGCGAGCGCGCCGACCCGTGGTACTCGCCACCACAGCGGCAGCGGCAACGCGGGCGTTCGCCCGTCTCGCAGCGCCGCGCCTGGGCAGCACCGAGGCGTCTCACGCCTGGCCCATCAGCCGCTTCTCGATCTCGCGGCCGACCCTGATGAACTCGTCCATCGCGGCATCGCCCGCACTGGTGATCGGGCTGCCTGCATATGCCTTTGTGGTGATGTCCACGCCGCGCGTGCTGGTCTTGACCTCCACGCTGCTCTGCCCGTTGGCGGTGCTGTTGAGCTTCTCCTCGATGCTCTGCAGCAGGACCGCGATGTGCCCGAGATGGACCACCGCCTCGTCCAACAGGTCGCGCTCTGCGATGCTCATGCCGCGTCCTCCTGGCCGTCACCATCTCGGCCCTGCGAAGCGCGCCGCTCCAGCCACTCCTCAAAGAGGCGGGCGTGGATGCGTAGCTGGTGTGGGCCGGCGATGACCGGGAAGCCCGGCTCGCGCGTCCACTCGTACAGTTTGTCGACGCTGATCTGGCACATCGCAGCCGCTTGCGGCGCCGTCAGCAGCAGTACCCCAACGGATCCCTCGGAGTCGTCGGGCATCGTCATCTACGCGACCTCCTCTAGTTCGTCTTCGCCCTGCAGCGTGCCCTCCAACACACGCTCAGCACGCCATCGATCGACGGCCTGGCTGATCAGCCAGCCAGCCTGCTGGTGGGTATCACGGTGTTCCGCTTTGCCCATCGCATGGAGCAGAGCCAGCGTCTCTGCCTCCAGGGGCACGTAGATGGATCTGGCCATGTGCAAGATCCTGCAGCCGGCCGGCCGGAACCACCAAGAGGGCGGCTAAAGAAGGGACGTCACTCAAAATGTGCGCGATTGCAACGCGAATTTGAGTGACGTATCACGAATCCGGCTATCTTGGCAGTAGGCGCAGGGCGGGCGTATAAGTTAGTTGCGTCCTGGCTGCACCCAGGGCAGGCATTAGGCGATTCAGGGGGCATCTGAGGGCGGGTGTCTACTTCACTAACTGGGGATTCTGACCAAGCGATTTACCGTTTTCGTGGCGCCAGTAGCGCGCAGGAGACACTCGCTGCAGCCGACTACGTCGTGATTAGCGACGGGTCGATATGGGATCGGGAGGCCCTGTGGCAAGAAGTCGAACGGGTGCTACGCGAGGACGTGCGTCATCGTAGAAACCGACCCGGCCGTGGGCGACCCGCCACCGGCGGCCCTGGCTCGGCAGCAGGCATTACGTTCAGCCACATTCAGGTGAAGTGGCAGAAGCTGAACGCGCTGCGCAAGGAGGGTGACAGGCCAATCAGCAAGCAAGCCGTCATGAAAGCCGTCGCGGTGTCGCGCATGACCCTGTACCGCGTGCTTTGGGCGCACTACGGCATCACCCCTGGGACCGGGGCGCCCGTGCCCTGGCCGCCGCTCTGAAGTACCGATGGCTGCCCAATGCAGGCCACCTTTACTTGTTGTCTCCCTGATACCTAGGGCTAGAGTAGGTAACCGTCGCCCGGCGGATCCGGGTAATCACCAATCAAGGGACCAGGGAAAGCCCAGGCGCCGCGACAACGGCCCTGGGCGCGGAACTGGTCACCTCAGAGGAGTAGTCCCTCAGATGACAGTTCGTGTCAGTTCTACCACGCGCCGCTCGCGCTCTAGCAAGGTCGATCTCACCAACATCACCGAGATCAAGAGCGGGGAGCACAAGGGCAAGTTCAAGGCCGTCATGCCCAACGGCCGCAACGCTGACGGCAGCCTGAAGCACAAGGTCTACGGGCCTTACGCCGATCGGCAGCGCGCCATCGACGCGCGCGACAACCACCTCAAGGCCATCGTCGCCGTCGAGTCGATCCCGGTCGGCCGCGCGGCCAAGCCGATGACCGTGCGCGAGTGGTCGATCACGTGGTCGGCCGACATCGCCAACAAGAGCGCGGCATCCACGGCGTACAAGTACCAGCACGCCCTGGACGCCTACATCCTGCCCACCCTGGGCGACGAGCCAATCGCGCTGCTGAGCAGTGACCGCATCAAGCGGTGGCGTGAGGACATGAAGGCCAAGCACGGCTTGCCCACCGTCCGCTACGCCATGAAACGGCTCAAGACGATGCTCAAGGCGGCCGTCGAGTCGAAGCGCACGACCGGGCTGGAGGAGAACCCGGCGCGCGACGTCGACAACGTGCGCATCGGGCGCAAGGATGACGACTACCAGGGCAGCCCGTCCGAGTACCCGCGTCTGATCGCGGCGGCGGGCGACCACCACCTGGCCGCCGCCATCCAGCTTGCCGTCGACTCGGGGCTGCGCTGCTCCGAGTTGGTCGCGCTCCGCTGGTCGGACGTCGACTGGCTGAATAACCGCGTGTCGGTCACGTGGCACACGATCAAGACCGGCTCGCTGCGCAAGGGTGACCTGCTGGCCGCGTTCGTACCGGGCAGCAAGACCAGTGGCGGCAAGGTCAAGGCGGTGCAACTTTCGCGGCGCACGATGGAGGTGCTGCGCCAGCATCGCGAGCGACTGCGCACGCTGCAGGGGCCGGGCTGGAAGACGGGCAAGGCGTCCGTCTACGTCGAGGTCGTCCACAGTGGCGCGCGCACCGGCAAGCCCTACGTGGTGCCGACCGACCCTGGTGCCGAGGATGCGCTGGTCTTCCCGCGCACCAGCGGCCTGCCGCTCTGGACAACCGAGATGTACGCCTGGTTCCAGGGCGTCTGCCGCCGCGCGGGGGTGACCAAGACCTTCCACGGCATGCGCCACGACTGCGGCTCATTCCTGTTGAGCCGTGGCGTACCGCTCACCGTGGTGTCGGCCCACTTGCGGCACTCGACGCCAGCCATCACCGCCGACGTCTACTCGCACTTGCTGGAGGAGCAGGCGAGGATGGGCGCCGACACATTCGACGCTCTGTGGGCCTCGCTGGAGGCCCAGGACAAGGCGGTCTAGTTGCAACGCCCCCGGCCGGTGCCAACGGTCGGGGGCTTTTTGCATTTAAGCGCCCTGAAAGGAGTCAAACGATGGCTCGCATCGAGCCAGGTACGCAGTGGGTTCTACGTCGCGGTGTCCATTCTGGCACCGTCATCGAGGTCGATGGCCTCACCCCGGCCGGCAGCGTCAAGTACCACATCGTTGAGAAGGGCCGCAGCACCGGCACGGCAAGCGAGGACGACGACGGTCGCGTCCACACCAAGGCGGCCGACCAGTTCCTCACGCTCTATCAGCCGGCGATGTACCAGAAGCACGGGCAGACGCAGCGCCCTTTCCGCCAACACAACGTGCCAAAGGAGAAGCCGGTAGTGGCCGAAACCACCAAGCGGGCAGCCGCGCGTAACGGCACCGAGTTCCACGATCAGGCCGACACCGGCCTGGCCATCAGCATCATGACCATCACGCCCGAGATGGCGCGCACCTGGCTCGATCGAGGCGGCGCCAACCGCCGGCTCGTCGAACGCCGCGTGGCCCGCCTGGTGATGGACATCGAGAGGGGCGAGTGGCGGCTAACGGGCGACACGATCAAGCTCGATGAAGAGGGCCGCGTGCGCGACGGGCAGCATCGCCTGGAGGCGATCTATCGCAGCAACACGCCCGTCCAGGCCCTGGTGGTGCGCAACGTCACTGAGTCAGCGTTCGACGTGATCGACACAGGCAAGACGCGCAATGCCTCCGACGTGCTCGCCATCCACGGCCACACCAGCACCGTGGCCAAGTCGGCCTGTGCGCGCGGCCTGCTGCTCATCGAGCGCAACGGGCGCTACCAGACGCTGGGCGCCAACCAGGCCACCGCCATGCCGTCAAACGCGAGCATCCTGGCCTACGTTGAGGCGCACCCCGAGATCAGCGATGCCGTCAATTTGGCCGAATCGTTGCGCAACACCGGCGGCTTCGTCGGCGGCGCTGGCCTGTGGGCCATCCCGATCACCCTGTTCCTGCACGTCTCGCCTGAGCAGACGAAGGTGTTCGTGGACAAGCTGATCGAGGGCGCTGGCCTGGAGCGCGGCAGCCCCATCCTGCGCCTGCGCAACATGTACCAGGGCCGCGCGCGTACCTGGGCGGCCGATAACGAGAATCGCGAACGGCTGGTGGCAACGGCGATCAAGGCGTGGAATGCCTGGCGCCATGACGAGGAGATCTACCAGTTGTCCTGGCGTAACGAGGGCCGTGGCGCTGAGCCATTCCCGACCGCTGAATGACCAGCGAGGGCGAAACCTACGGCCAGAAGATGCGCCGCCTGCGACGGGAGCTTGGCCTGTCGATGCGCGAGGTTGCTGAAGCGGCCGGGGTTGCGACAGAAACGATCCAACTTTGGGAAACAGGGCGGCGCTACGGCCTCAGTACCGAGGCCGCCGCCGTGCCGCGCCATGTCATCAAAATTCTGATGCAACGGCTCAGAAGGAGAGCTAGGGAGCATGGCTAGCCAATTGCCGTCGCTCAAAGGCGTGATGCTGGAGATGGAGGTCCAGTCACTGCGCCGGGAGGTGCTGCGCCTGCGCCGTCAGCACGTGAGCGACGTGAAGCTGCTCAACATCACCGTCACCATCAACCAGCAACTACGCGACGAACTGCGGGATTTCAAAGAGCACCCGTGAACCCGTGGCTGCTCATCGCCCTGGGCTGGTTGGGCCTGTGCGGCCTGGCTACCTGGGCGATGAGCCGCTGGTTCCGTTGGCTACGAGGCGACTTCGATCAGGCACCTGGCCGAGGCGAGCTATCAGACGCCCCCACTGCTTGTGACAATCACTGCACACCGTCCAGACCTGGCGGCTTCCGTCGGGGCACGTTCAAGTGACCCCGTGCATCGAAGGCTTCTTGTTGAGGCCCACAACACGACGGGCACACCAGTCGCACCAGCGCACTTCGCTCCGCATAGCCCAAGGCTAAGGCGCCCGGACCTGTGGGGAACGTTAGAGTTGAGTTGGACTTGAGTAAACAGTCCGCTGCAGCAGGTTATGACCCGATTCGGCGGGCTGCAGCCTGGACGTACCATTTGTGAGTATCACCCGCCTTGCTGCGAGTAGCGCCGAGAACGAAATATGTCACCCTCAGGATGTACAGAACCAATCTCAGGATGTGCGGCTCGGCTCAACTGCATCTCAGAATCACGGTGGATCTCGGTCATAGCCTGCTCGGGCCTGTCGTCGCGACGGCGCCAGAAGTATCCTAAAAAGTATCACCGCACAAGGGGAGTAGAGCCTTGGCAACGATCGATTTCCCGATGGACGCCCGCCTACGCAGCATCGAAGATCGGCTCGGCGCGATCGAGCGCGACATGGCCATCATCAAGACGCGCCTGGAGGCGCTGCCGTCCCGCTGGATGCAGGTCGTCGCGCTGCTGGCGCTGCTGCTGCCGATCTATAGCATCATGGCCGCCCTGCTGATTCAGGTCAGCAAGTGACCGACAATGAGTACGTCACGCTGGACATACTCCTCCCGCTCTCGGTGATCGAGCACCTGGCAGCAATGGCCGCCCAATGCGGCTATCCAGATGATGTCGAGTCGTTTGCCGTGTATCTGCTCAGAGAGGCAGCCGCCAGCCACCAGCGCAGCCAGACTCGCCGCGCCAAGCAGGCGAGGAGAGAGGCGCACCGGATATGACCCGCGTGTGCAAGCTGGACGCCCTGGGCGGCATGAGCTACCTCGATGTGAACGTGGAAGACCCCTACGCCATGCACAACCTGCTGCGTGGCTACATGGAGAGCTTCCCACTGCCGTCGCACCTGGCTGAGCGCAGCCTGTGGGCACTATGCGACGAGGACGGGCTGTTCAAGGACTTGCCATACAACGCCTACTCCCCACTCCTGGGCCGGCAGATCGTGGGCACGGTCATCATCGCCCGCTCAGAGGAGCCGGAGTTCGTGGACCTGACCGACGAAGACGTGGCCGCCCTGGACGAGTGGTTCGGGCGCCTTATCGTGGTGACGCTTGGCGGGTGACATGTCGGACGAACAGCCCGAGTACTACTCGACGTTGTGTGGCTGGTGCAGGCGCGAGGTGATCAACTTCGTCGCGCCACCGGCGATGGTCGAAGTGACCCATGAGCCGGACGGCTTTCACCGCAAGAGCGTTGACCGCATCTGCCTTGAGTGCTACGCGGAACTGATCAAACTGATCGCCTCGCGATTCGAGGACGAGCCTGTGGCTCAGGTCTAATGACTGACAAGAGCAAGCACCTGAACGACAGTTGGCTTGGGCGCTACGCGGCAGCGATACGCGAGCGCGACGAACTGCGCGCCGAGGTCGAGCGGCTGCGGGACGAGAACACGAGGCTGGATGCCCTGATCGACAGGGGGCTGTTTGCCGAGATCGACCGGCTGCGGGCGGAAATCGTTAGGGCACTGGATGAACCGACCCAAAACGAGCACGATCTCTACACCGAGAACAAGCGGCAGCGGGATGCGCTGGTGCAGATCGAGAACTGGGTCGGCAAACTGCCAAGCAACATGGGCGAGGCGGCACTGGTTTTCGAGTACATCCGCCAGGCATGCTCAGTGCTCGATCAGAACTAAGTGCCGATAAAGCTACCAAAGCAGATGCGCGGCTGGAGGTAGGAAACCCCCATAAGGAGTCCTCTCACCTGGCTGGACAACCCGTGAATAAGGACGTGGGCGGGTCCGGACCCGCCCCGATCCTTCATTCGGTCAGTCACGCCTCCGCACGATTGGGCGGAAGACTTGCGACCGGACGTAGCCGAATGACGCGCCGACCACTACGCCGATGAACGCCACACACACGTTGGCGAACTCCGGGTGAACCAGCAGCATCGCCCCTGCGCCGACGAGCACGGTCAAGGCCAGGAGTGTCGAGCACACCAGGCGCGTGATCGCCACCGTCGCCGGTTCGTGGTACTCCTCCTGGGCTAGGTCAATCGGGCTACCGCCAGGGCCGCGATCAGGCCGAACACCACCGTTGGACTCGTCGGCAGCGCCCCCACCAGCCCGAGGATCGCGAGAATCAGGACCAGTAGGGCTATCAGCCATCCAATAGTGATCGCCATGCTTCCGATCGTGGTGACTTGCATCGATGCTCCCCTCTCCTCAATTGAGGCAGCAGATATCGGGCGAACAGAATCCCGTCAATGAACCGCTGATCCAGCATCGCCGTGTGTGCGCTGCAGCGGCGGTGGACCTGTGCGCAGTCGCAGTTGTGCTCGATGGCGTTGGTCAACTGGTACGCCTCGGCCAGGTCGCCGTGCCAGATGGGAACTGCGACCCACGGCACGCCACCCTCACGTCAGCCAGACCACGCTGAAGCCGCCCAGGCGGTTGAAGTCCGCGCGCGTCAGGATGTCGTAGACGCCCTTGTAGTTCGGCGCCGAATTGGCGATCCACAACGCATCCCCTGAGACGCCGCGCAGCGCGACCCAGTGATACCAGGCGGCCCCGGACATCAGGCCCGTGGTTTCCTGGGCCAGGGCGTACACGGTGTCGAAGTCCAGCCAGCCCTGCTCACTCGGGATCCCGTAGCTATCGAGCACCGCGCGCAGGGCCGCGCCGCTGGCGTCCATGAGGCCCACGGCCGGGTTGATGTTGTGGGGGTAACCGATCTCGTACACCGTGGCCTCGCGGCTGGCGTAGATGTCCTGCGGCGCGATGAGGCCAATCGCCCGTTTGACCCACTCCAGCGAGCAGCTACTGCACGTCCAGCCGTAGACCTGCGGGATCTGCGTGGTGCTGGCGTCCCAGTCGGACTCCTCGTCCCAGATGCCCTCAGCGTCGTCACCGAAAGGGCACCCGGTTTGTCCGGTTGTCCTCCTGCAGCCAGTAGTAGACGGCGTCCCTGGCGAACGTCTGGCTGACCTTGCGCCCCTCCTGAAGAATGATGAATTGCTCGTCGGACCTTGGCTCGTCGCCCGCATCAGCGATGGCCTGGGCCACACCCGGCCCGATCACGTAATCGGCCATCAGAGCGCCTGGGCGGGGTCGAAGCCCGCCACCACCTTGATGATCGGCTGCGTCACACTGACCTCGCTGCGCTCGCGGTACTTCTCGGGCCGCATGGCCTTGAGCAAGAGTGTTAGAAGGGCGTCTGAATACTGCGTGACGTGCCCCGCCAGCAGGCCGCCCTGGTAGACCGGCGTGCGGACCCCCTTGAACGCGCGGCGCACCGCCTCGGCCTCGAGCCGGTCGGCCATCTCGTTGCGCGCGTCCTGCTCCCGGACGCAGAAGGCGCCGTCGCGCTCGCGCCAGCGTCGGAGTTGTTCGGCCGAGGCGCCCGCCGAGGTGAGCGCGGCGCTGACCGTGAAGTACTTGGGCAGCGCGGCCAGGTAGCGCGACTGGAGCTTCTCGTCAGACATGCGCTGCGAGCGGCGCGGCGTGCCTGCGACTGGCTTGCCCTGGGTGATTTCCTTGATCAGACTCGGCATCGCGCCCTCCTACTGTGGATAGCTCGGCGTGGGCACGAAGCCCGCCACCAGAAGCGCACTCGATACCGAGGGGATGCTTCCGGTCGATTGTTGGCCCGTGAGGGTGATCGTCTGCCCGTTACTGATCAGCACGGGCGTGCTGGTCGAAATCAGACCGCTCCCGGCGCCGCCGTTCACGAAGTTGAAGAACGTAACAACAGCGATCTGGCCGCCGGCGAACCGCAGGCGCGCCGTGCAGTTTGCCGTCGTGCCGCCATCGGCATTGATCACAGAGCACGCGGCCCACCAGTAGCCAGTGCGGTTGACCGTGATGGTCCTGAGCGTCGTCTCGGTCGTGGTATAGGAGTTGTTATTGACGGCCGCCGTGAGTTGGTAGGCAGCCGGCAGCGCCGCGTTCGCGGCCGAGACGCCCGCGTTGTAGCGGTTGGTCCAGACGTTCGGGTCGTCGTGCGCGACCGTGGTCTTCCAGTAGTCGCGGTCGCTAGTCATGCTGCCCAGGTTGGACTGCGAGGTGTTGTACGCCGCGTTCCACTCGCTCGCGGTTTCACTCCACCGCTGCGCGTTCGACCAGCCCGGCGGGTGCGCGCCGGTGGACGTGTCGTTGGCCTGCCCGACCCAGTAGGCGACCTGCGATGCGGCGTAGGTCATACGACCGCCCAGTTGGTGCCATCCCACTTGTAGGTCATGGCATCTCCCTGATTGACCCGCCCATTGATCACGGCCCCCGTCGTGGTGTCGACCGACCCGCCAACGACGCTGCCGCTGGTGGCTGCAACCGTAACGTTGCCGCTGTTAGCGCGCACGGTGATCGGGCGATTGGTGCCCGATGTCAACGTCACCGTCACCGCTGCGGTACACCACACGAACAGCACGGGACTCGCTTGCGGCACCGTGTAGTTCGCGCCCTGGATAGTCAGGCTGCTGGCGTAGAGCGACTCCAGCATGTTCGCCGCGAGCTTGGCCAGCGTGACCGACCCATCGACCAGCTTGGCGCCAGGGACGGTGTTATCGACCAGCGAGTTCGGGCCGAGTACCCCGCCCTGGTGCGAGCCACCATGCGTGTGGCCGGTGCTGTTGTTGAACAGGCCGTCCAGAATGGCCAGGCTGTTGGCCAGGCTGATCGTCAGGTAATCGCTGGTGTCGTCGCTGGTTTCGCCTCGGATGAGGTTCAACTCGGGGGTCAGGGTGGTCATAGAAACTTCAAGCTCCCGATCGTGTAGCCCTTCAACTCTCCGATCTCGGTGCCGCCCAGGCGCCCGATGGTGCCGTACTGGGTGAGCGTTCTGAACTGCGTGGCCTGGAAGTCGATCAGCCAACTGTGCCCACCACCGGCCTGCATCGGCAGCCAGTGCTCGGTGTAATCGAAGAATGCGACCTCCGACACCGTCTCGTCGGGTAGCTCGATGGTCAGGCTGCCCGGCAGCGCCGCCGCGTCCATCATCACCTTGTGGACCTGCTCGGAGCTTGGGCGGTACGCGGCGCCGTCCAGGCGGCTGATCACCCACCGGCCGTCAACGGTGCCCGAGATGTCCCTGCGGAACGCGGGCACCACCCGCTCATGGATCGCCACGACCTCGATCACCGGCGTATCGGCCGTCGTCGAGTTGCTCAGCGCCACCTTGAGCGACAGGGCGTTGCCGGCCAGGTTGGGCGGTGCATCGATTCTCTGGCCGTTCTGCGTGAACTCACCGAGTGACAACCAGTTGCCGGTCGGGTCGGTCGGCGGCGCGCCTGCCGGGGCCATGATTCGATACCACAGGTTCGCCTCGTCGCCCACGCGCATGACCGGCCCAAAGATGCTGAAGCCCATGAAGTGCTTGATATCGGCCTGGAACATGCCCGTATGCAGCGGAAACACAATTTCGGAGGGGCCGAGGTTGAACTCCGCGCCGCTGCCCGTGGCGAGCGGGTTCTGGACGAGCTTGATCCAGTCCCAGGTGCCGTCGTGGAAGCCGATGTACAGACGATCGGTGCCGCTCACGCCCGATACGCCCAGGGCCGAGGCGATCTTGTTCGGCCAGTGGGCCAAGCTGCCATCCCACTGATCATCGAACACGGCCTGGGCGCCGTCCTCGGTCTGCTTCATCTCCCAACTGCCGTAGCTGAGCAGGTAGCTGGTCGGCGGGGTGTCCTGCGCGTTGTACAAGGCGAGGTAGCCCTGGTAACCGCCCCACCCACAGAACACGCGCGCCTCACCCCGAACGGGTGAGGCATTGTCGAGCAGGCGCCCTGGCCCCATCGGCGTCAGTTCCGCGCCGGGCAAATCCAGGCGGTAGAAGCTCGGCCCGGCATGGAACCAGAGGCTGCCTAGCCACGCCTGCGCGCGGAAGCCGTTGTCGCCGCTCTGCGTGCCCGCCAGTCCAGGGAACAGGTCGTTGACCGTGCCATCCGAGTTGAGCGTCCAGAGCGTGCCATCGGACTTGAAGATGACCAGGGTGTTGTTGCTCTGACGGATCGCCGTGATGTACGCGCTCGGGTCGCCAATGAAAATCGGACCCGACCAGTTGGCTGCGACCTTTGGGTCGGAGGTCACCTTGCGAACAACCGCGTTGTACATGTCGGCTGCCCACAACTCGGTCCCGACCACTTCCACACGGCTCGGTGCAAACCCTGCTGGCATGGCGCAATTCGTCCATGTCCCACTCGGGGTGCGCTCCCACATCGCTCCGTTTGAGAACGCGACATAGAGACTGTTCGCGGCTCCAGCGAACCCGCCCTTGAACACCACGCCGTCCTGCGCCTGCGCGCCAGGGAAATCGCGGTCCACGACCTGGCCAGCGTTGGTGTCGTTGGTGCGCTTGTAGACCTTGGTGCCTGCCAGGATGAACTGAGTTGGCGTGTTCGACGCCGTGTCGAACCCATCGATGAACCTATAGGTAGCGCCGCCAGCCGCCGTGCTCGGAGCGATCGGGTGCAGCAGCGGCCCCTTGCCGAACAGCCCGCCGCTGACCGTGACATCCATGCCCCAGTAGTAGCGGTGATCGCCGTAGCTGGACTGCACGCGCTCGCCGTAGCCGCCGGTGGGTTTGCCCGTCCACGTGCGCTCGCGGTACACGGGCGCAGACCCGTACTCCTGCTGACTTGGAACCACCTGATCGAGCATCTGCTGCTTCTTGCCCAGGGCAAGCTCGCCGTTCTTGACGAGCAGCATCAGCCCGACCCGGTCCTGAGTGTCACCAAGTACGGAGCCGAGGCGGATGTGGTACGGCCAGGGGCGGCGGTGCGACGAGAGGCGCGACATCTACGCTAGGTTTTCCACTTCCGCGTGCGGGACCAGCCCGTTCGACGCCTCGTCTTCAATCACGAACTGCTTGCCCTGCAGATCCAGACGCATCTTGGCATTCGGGTCCAGGCCCATCGCCTCGGCCACCACCATCACTAGCTGCTCAAACTGCGAGTAGGCGGTTTGCAGGCGCTGCAAGCTGGCGGGCGGGATCGGGTAGGTCTGCACTCAGAACATCCCCACGATGCGGCTGATGAAGGTCATATCGATCGCGTCCAGGGCAGTGTCGAGATCGGCAATGGCCGACTTGATCAGCGTCTCCTGATCGGCGCTGAAGTAGTACGGCGCCGCCTTCAAATCAGTAGTCGCCAGCCACTCATGGTCCTGATTGACCGTGACCTTGCTGTTGCAGAAGGTGCGCAGATGGGTGCCGACCAAGTTGTTCACCTCGTCGGCAGTGCGCGGCTGCGTACCAACGGTCTGTGGCGGGGTTGGGGGCATGGTCATGCTGCGTTCTCCAGTGCTTGGACTCTGCTGCTCAGGGCGCGCACCGCACCCCACAAGATCGCGGTTAGCTCCTGCGGGTTGTAGCCCGATGGCTCGCCGCCCTCGTTCCGAACGACCTGATCGGGCAGGACCACGGCGATGTCATCGGCCATGAAGCCCAGGTCGCGCCGATTGACGTGGTGAGTGTGGTCGCTCTCGTTCCAGCGGAAGCTCGACACGGGCATGCGCTGGTCCGCCACCAGGGTGAGCAAGTGACTATCAGGGACGATCTCGACGGCGCGTTTGAGCGCACGCTTCGACCCCTGGACATAGCCCGCGTTGCCGCTGATGTACGAGCCGTTCGGCCAGCCAAGCTGATTGTCTTTCGTGGGGTATTGGATGCTTGGAGCATTGCCGCCCGTCCGCGTAAACCCAGTCCCGGACTGAGGCTGCAGGTCGAAGTAGTAGCCGTTGTTCGAGTAGTGACGAAATGTATTGCCGACCGTGCCCCACTGCCCGAGTGTTGAGTTATCCCAGTACATGTGGTTGCTGTTGTTGACGCAGTTGACCGCATAGCCCGCAGTCGCCACGCTGCATTGACCGACGTTGATCGTGTTGAACCCACCGGCGGTGGTCTGGAAGTGGTGAGCCGCAGCACGGTGGTACAGATCGCCGTTCACCGCTTGAACCAGGCCATTAGCGCCATCGGTCAAGTACAACCACCGACCCCTGATGTCGCCATTGCTCGTATAGCCATCGCCCAGGATTAGGCGGTACGCTGACCCGCCCATGCTCCAGCCACCGATGCGGAAGACGTTGTCCGTATCAAGGCCCAGGTACGCGGCAAACACGCCAATCCGGTGGAACGCGATCTTCGACGAGCCGCTGCTCGCGTTTTGCAACTCAAGCTGACCCTCGCTACCGCCGGTCGAAGCAATACCGGGGGTCGCCTGCGACATGATCGTGTGATTGCTGACGCTGAGCGTGCTGCTGAGCGTCGTCGCGCCAGCCACACTCAAGGTGCCACTGTCGATGATGTTCCCGGTGCGCACATTCGGCGTGAACGAGGAACCGGCCACGTCGGTCATGTAGATGTCGCCTGCGGTACGCAGACTGAGGTTGCTGGTGCCGACGATGACGCCCGGCGTGAGCGTGATGATCCCATCGGTCGCAATCCGGATCCGCTCCGTGGCACTGGTGTAGAGCACCAGCGGCAAGAAGGTGCCGCTCGCACCAAGCTGTCCGGGGCTGATTTGGGCTGTTGCGTTGTCGATGCCGATGTACAGCATGCTGCCGTTCGAAGCAGGATTCGATCTGTTGAGTAGCTCCAGCCAGCTAGCTTGGGCAGTTCCGTTGGGCAGCAGTCCGACCTCGGTTGCGCCGTTCACCGTGCTGCTCTGGAGCAGCGTGCGATTGGAGAACGTCCCGGAGAAGTCGCTCAGGATCCGCCGGGCGCTGCCCAGGATCGACAGGTTGCCGTTGACGGTGACATCGAGCGGGAAGGCGTGGACGATGTCGGCGTGCGCGGGGTTGGGCAGCGTGCCCTTGAGCACGCCACCGAGTGGGCCGACGTTGCCGGCCGCCGCGCCTGGAGCCAGGGTCGGACTGGGGTAGCTTCCAGCCAGGTCGCCGCCGGCTGGCCCGCTTGGTGGTGACGTAGCACCCTGCGGACCTTGTGGCCCAGTGGCACCCGTGTCGCCCTTGACGCCCTGTGGGCCGGCTGGACCCTGGGATCCTGTCGCGCCGGGGTCACCCTTGACGCCCTGTGGACCCTGCGCCCCTGTCAGGCCCTGCGGACCGGCCGGCCCCTGGGATCCTGTCGCGCCCGTGTCACCCTTGACGCCCTGTGGACCTTGCGCGCCCTGCACGCCCTGCGGGCCGGCTGGCCCCTGAATCGAGCCGCCGCTGACCCACTTGGTGCCGTCCCAAATCCAGAGCGAGTCGTCGGCCTGGACGATGTACGCATCGCCCTGGGTGTTCCCGGTCGGCGGTAGGTCGCCTGGGGTGGCTACGCTGCCGCGCATCGTGATGCCCGTGCCGGGGGTGCCCTGTGGCCCCTGGACGCCTTGCGCCCCCTGGGTGCCCTGAGGTCCGGTCGGACCCGGCACGCCCTGGGCGCCCTGCGAACCGGTCGGACCAGGCACGCCCTGGGCGCCCTGAGTACCTTGCGGGCCGGTCGGGCCAGGATTGCCCTGAGCGCCCTGGGGTCCAGTCGGGCCAGGGTCGCCCTGCGCCCCGGTGTTACCAGTCGGCCCCGGCGGCCCCGGCGGCCCAGGCACCGTGCTTTGCGGTCCCTGTGGCCCGACTGGCCCTTGCGGCCCCGGTGGCCCGACTGGCCCCTGGCTCCAGCTTGGCGGCAGCGGCTCGCCAGGTACGGCGTTCTTGTTGAGCGCGAGCGCGCGGCTCATAGCGGCAGGCTGACCACCTCGCTGAACGCGAACGTGTCGTTGATCCTGGGTAGCCGCATGAGCGCCTGGCGGGTGAACTCGCGCGCGGCCATCTCCTGAGACGCCTGAAGGTTGCCCGCAGCGGCGGCGAAACACTGCGCCGGGAACAGATGCCACGCCTCGATGTGGCCAGCACTGGCCGCGTAGTCGAGATCGACCGCCAGCCGATCGTCGTCGAGGGTTGGCCCGGTCGTGGAGTCGAGGTCGTTGACGATCGACCACGCCGGGCGGCGGAACGTACACCACAAGCTCGTCGCCGCGCTGCCGTTCCAGGCGCCGCTGAGCAGCACGTGGCCCTGCTGCATCAGGGTGCCGAACGGCACCTGGCCACCCGGCTGCAGCCAGCCGTACTGCGCGCCCAAGACCTGGCTCGGCTCGGTCACCCACGGTAGCTGCGCGGTGATGTCGATCGGGCCGTACTGGACGTTCGGATCGACCTCCTCTACGTCCTCGATAAAGCAGCGGCGCAGCCCGGCCAGGACGGCCACGCGCAGTTGCTGCGTCGGCTGCAGATGGGTGAAGTCGGCTAGCTCGTTGGGCTGCATCGGGTCGCGCCAGTTGCGGTCGATCAGCACGCGGCCGGCGCCCGAGTCGAATGCCTGGACCTGACGCTCGCGGTCCACGCTCTGGACGGGGATCGGCGTGGTCGCGCCGGTGGCCAGCTTGCCGCGCCGCATGAGCCACAGGTTCTCGGGGCCGCCCAGGATGGCGTTGCTCTTGAGCGTGGGCATGATTGCGCTGGTCGTGGTGGACGACGTTGGCGTGCCCGAGTCCTGGGCAGCCTGGTAGAACGGCCCGGTCCGGCGGGCGACCTCCTGCTCAAGCTGCGCCAGGGTGATCATGCGGTGGTGAAGGTGTAGTCGCCGGTGAGCGTGACGAACGTGCCCACGGTGACGGTGATGCGGTAGTGGTAGAGCGTGGCCGTGGTCAGCCCGGTCAGGTTCACCACCACGTCGCCCTGGCCGGACGCGGGCGTAGCCGCCTGGGTGCTGCCATAGGCGGTGGTGGTGCCGTAGTTGGCTGCCATCGCCGTACACGGCTGATCGACCGTGAAGCCCAGTTGCGCCGTCGTGGCCGCGCGCGTGATCAGCCGGACGCTGCGGATGGCGGCGCCCTGGTAGGCAGCCTTGCCGTCATTGATCAGTCGCGCGACATACGCCTCGTCGGTGATGCTCGCGGCGTGACCAGCCCCGTGAATGGTGGTCGGCGTGACCGAGTCCACCGCTGGCGCCAGGAAGACGATGTTCGACACGGCTACGCCTCCTGGGGCGGCGCCGCGAACAACGCTGCGGGCGGACCGTCGAGCAGTTCGGCCTTGCCGTCGAGCAGCAGCGACTTGATGAAGTCGTAGTCCTCCACCACATAGTCCGTCTCATGCCCTGGGCCGTAGCTGGTCGTCGGGTGGTCGGGGCGCGGATCGGTGGCGGTGGCCAGGAAGCGCAGCCTGGGCATTACTTCTTCTCCTTGGCCGCAGGCTTCTCCTCGGCCTTGGTGCCGGCTACGTCCTCGCGCCCGGTGCGCGCGTTGTAGACGCCCTCCTTGGCCAGCTTGTCGGCCTGGGCCTTCTCGTCGTCGACCGACAACACCTTGCCATCGGCGCGCCAGTCGTTGAACACGTCCTCGGCCACGTCGACCTCGGCGCCCGCCGCAAACACCTCGCCGGTCTTGGGGTGAGTCAGCGGCACCAGCGTGCGAATCTTGACCATTACCTCTTCCTCCGAGACTTGCCGGCCGACCGCATGGCCATTGCGATGGCCTGCTTCTGCGGTCGACCGGCGCGCATTTCATTGCGGATGTTCTGGCTGATCGTCTTCTTGCTGCTGCCCTTCTTGAGCGGCATAGCTCACCCCCTGGGCGGGTGCTCTGGTTCGTCCGGCTCGGGCTGCGGCTGAGGCTGCGGCGGGGCTGGTGGCGGATCGGGCTGCGGCGGGTTGGGATTCGGGACGGTCATCTAACCCTCGCCGCCTGTAGCTGCCTTCTGCTGGATCACGAAGAACGGATAGCGGCTGGCCTTGGTCGGCTGTTGGCGGTTGATCGGGTTCGGCACGGCCCACGCGAAGCGCGCCGTCACGCGCAGCGCGACCATGTCCTGCTGGAGCAGGTTGAAGATGATCTGCGGTGGCGAGCCGTTGTCGTTGATGACGCCCGTATCGAACATTTCCATGGAAATGTCGTCGCGGATCGCGAGCATGCTCTGGTCCCACTGGCCGCCAATCATCGAGTAGCCCGTGGCGCCCGTGGCGAAGCTCGTCAGGCCAGCGTTGCTGAACACGATCGGCTCACCGAACAACGTGCCCACGTTTGCCGCTGCCGTCGGCGCGTCGTCCGGGAAGTAGATGAAGCCCTTGGTCGTGTCGCGCATGCCGCGCAGCTTGGCCTTCACCTGTCGACGTGCCCAAAAGCCGGTGACGTCGAAACCGTCACTTTCAACGGTCGCCATGCCGCTATTGACGTCATCCAAAAAGTCGACCGTGGACGTGCCCGCGATGACGAGGTTGCCCGCGCTGTTGGCGCCCGAGACGATCGATGGCGGGAATGTGGTCGGGGCGTTGGTGCCAAAGAAGATGGCGTCGTCCAGGGCAATGCCGAACGCCTCGGTGATGCGCGGCTTGGTCTGCGCCCAAAAGTCGTAGTCCATGTCGTCCAGCAAGTTCTTGCTGATCGGCACGATCACGGCCATTTCTTCCGCGTTCAAATACACGTTGTCCCACTGCAAACTTGTCGTTTGCTTGGTGCCGATGTCACGCGCGTCGAGGCTGGCGCCGGTGATCCAGTACGCCAGCGGTAGCTGCGACATGACCGGAATTCTTTGTTGGGCGCGCTTCATGCGGACGTGCGGCATTAGCTGCATCGCCGCACTCTTGACCTCGATCGACTGGACGATCTCCCTGGAAACTTCTTCAGGGATGAGCGGCCCCGTGCCGGGGGTCGCCCTGGTAGCGATGGAGTTGTACGGAATGGGAGTGGCCCTCTGAGAACGGGGGCCAACTCCCGCGATTAGCTCAGCGTGGCGTCAGCCCTTGTATTCGTTGTGTCGGCCCACGCCGTAGAAGTTGCGCAGGATGTCCGACACCTTCTTGTCCGCACCTGAACTGCTATAGGCCGGCAGGAGGTCTGGCTCGACGATCTGCCCGCGTGACTCCGAGAGGATCTGCTTGCGAAACGCCTGGTTCCGCCGCAGGTTTGCCTCGGCCTCCCGCTCAGCCTCAGCCTTCCAGTGCTTTTCCAGGCTCTTGAGAGCCTCGTTGACAACCAACTTGCGTCCTTCCAGCCCTCGCCCGGCGCCCTCGATGTTCATGATCCGCTGCCGCTCGGGGATGGGCAGCATCTCCATGAGTGGGTCGATGGCGATGCGATCGTGCTGCAACCCGACAGTCCCGAAAAACTGCTGGAGTCCTGCCGTCTGCTCCTGGGCCTGTTCGGCCTGACGGTCCTCCTCGGCATACGCCCAGGGGTCAGTGTCGCGGAGCTTCTTGCGCTCCTCCATGCGTTGACGGGCGGCACGCTGCGCCTCGCGGCGATCAGTCTCGGCCTGGACCCGACGCTCTAACTCCTCCTGGGTCTGCGGCAGCTTCGACGCGCTCGCGCTCGGTTTGGCCGACTCCTCGTCCTCGCTGGTGCTCTCCTGTGCTGGCCTGCGGTTGAACAGCCGCTGCCACCAGCCTGGTGAAGATCCCTCGCGTGACTCGTCGGAAGCCGGTTCCGGCGGTGCTGCATCGGGCGACTGCGCGCCCTCCGAAGGGGTGTTTGGTTGTTCGTCGGCCATCATAGTTCCCTTCTAGCCCCACATACCAGCAGGGGCGTAATTCGGCGCCTGCTCCCACGGGTTCGTGGGACTGCCAAAGTTGGGCATCGGTTGCGACCACCCCTGCGGCGAGGGCGGTGGGGGCGTTCCGCCGCGCAGCCACTCGGGCATCATGTCGGACATGCCACCAGCCCCAATGGCCCCGAACGGACCGGGCGGCATCGGCGGTCGTGGCGGTCCTGGCGGTGCTCCTGGCGGCCCTGGCGGTTGGCCTGGCGGGCCGGGCGGACCAGGCGGGGGCGGCAGGCCGGGCGGCATGTAGTTGATGCGGTCCAGGGCAGCGGCCGGGTTCATCTGGCCGTAGTTGGGTGGTGGCGCGCCGGTGGCCTGAGCGGCGGTGGGATCGATGTACTTGAGCGCCTCCATCGTGCCCTGCTGCGCGGCCTGCATCGGATTGGGCGCCTTGTAGGTGATGGCGTCGACCAGCGTGGACGGCGCGCCCGCCTTGGCGTAGGCGGCGGCCAGGGCGTCCTTGTTGCCGACCGGGTTCATCTCGGAGTAGTTCTTGAGCGCCGTCAGTTGCTGCGTGCCGGCCGCCAGCGAGGTCTGCATGGCCGCCTGGCGCATCGACGACTGGTCCTTGGCGCGCGCGAACTGCGCCTCCTCGGTCGCGGCCTGGAGTTGCGACTGCGCCGGGGCGACGTTCTTGTCCCACCACGTGTTGAACTCGTTGAGCGCCTGATCGGCCGTGTAGCCGTTCTGCCCGACCTTGGCCTGCACCTCCTGCTGCTTGGCCTGCGCTAGCTGCTGGATCTGGCCGGTGCGCGCGGCGATGTCGGCAAACGTCTTGGGCTGAAAGTTGCGGTTGTCCTGATAGGTGATCTCGCCGGTGACGGGGTTGACCTGCGTGGCATACGGGGTGGCCGTGCCGAGGGTCGTCTGAACGGTGGTCGGCGCCTTGCCGATCTGCAGGTTCTGCTGCGCCTGCTGGTTGGCGATCCCCTTGGCCGTAACGTCCAGGCCCTGCAGAGCAAGCTCGCCGGGCAGCTTCTTCTGCGCGATGTCGGTGGTCGACGCGGCCTGGGCGGTCTGCGCGCCGATCAGCCCGGTCTGCGCCTGCGACTGCAGGATGTTCTGCGCTTCTGTCTTGTCCTTGGCCGCGCGCTCGATGTCGAACTGGCGGGTCTTTTCGCCCTGCTCGGCGTTGAACTGCGCGACCTTCTGCTGGAATTCCGCCTGCGATAGCCCGAACTTCTGCGCGTCCAGGGCCATCTTCTGGAAGTCGGCGTTGGTCTGGTAGCCACGCCCGGCGGCCTGGTTGGCCTGCTTCTCGGTCATCTCGGCCGAGTGCTCGATGCGCTTGAGCGCCTTCTCCATCTCGTCGTCGGCGTTGGGCGTGCCCGGCGGAACGACCTGCACCCAGGTTGGCTGGCCCTGGGCGTTGGGCGGGCCGGTCTGCACGTAGTAGCCGGTCTTCTCGTCGCCAATGTGCGGGACGGTCGCCGTCGCCGGCTTGGGCAAGGCGTCGGGCGCGTCAGTGACGGTCCACTCCTGATCGCTGCCGGGCGCGCGGTTCAGCTTGATCTGCTGGTTATTGCCCTTGCCGTCGCTGACGGTCAGGACGTAGCCGCGCACCTGGGGCACCGGTGGGCCGTACCCGCCCGGCGCCGCGACGTACTGGACGTCGGGCACCGCATACGGCGAGGTCGTCCAGCCGGTCCGTCCGACCTGCTGCAGGATCTGCTGCTGCTGCTCGGCCGTCATCGGCACGGGTGCATTGGCGGCGGGCGGCGCCGGCGCGGCGGGTGCTGCGGCGGGCGGCGCGGCTGGAGCGGGCTGCTGGTTGAACCCAGGCAGGTTCTGCCACCAGGGCGGCGGGGGCGGTGCGGTGGGATCGGGCATCGTGGGTGGCATCAGGCGGTGCTCCTGGCTTTAGCTAGTCTGCGTTGGATCTCCTCATCGCCCACCCTGGCCATCACCTCGGCCTCGGCGCGGCGGCGACCAGCACTGGCAGCCGACTCCACCAGGCGGTCGCGCACGTCCTTGTTGGGCGCGTCACGCCAGGTGGGCGAGGAGAGCAGGCCGCGTATGTGCTCGTCCATGTACTTATTGGCCAGGGCCTGGGCGAGTACCTGCTCGTCGTACTTGAGCGGTATGTTGCTGACTTCGCGCGGCACCGGGCCGGGCACGTAGGTGCTGCCCGCGCCGCGCAGCGCCTGCACCGTCTCGTCGGTCAGCCCCGCGCCCTGGTACTGGCGCAGCATCTCGCCGCCCTGGTTGCGGATGAACCGACCGGCCAGGCCGCCCACGACCGGCACCTCGCTCAGGCCGGCCTTGCCGGGTGGCGGCGCGTAGTCCTTGATTGCGTCACTGCCCAGGGCGCGCAGTCCGGCACCAGCGCCTCGGCGCGCGAGGTCGTAGCCGCTCAGTGCGGCGCCGCCCAGGCCGGCTAGCTGATCGCGGATGGCGAAGTCCACGGCCGACGGGCGGACCATGTCGCGACTGCCCGAGGCATCGACCACCTTCTGCAGCGCAGGCGTCAGATCCTTGGCCAGGGCAGAAGCGTTCTCGTCGTTGCGCTCGGTGACGATGTAGCGGTCGCGGAAGATGTCGTGGTTCATCTGGAGTTGCGCCCACGCGCTCAGCCCCGGCACGCCCTGGGCGATGCGCTGCATGAGTTCGGCCGGACCACCCGACTGGAGCGGGCTGAATCCTTTAGCCGTGGTGCCCGCGAGATCGCGCAGATCCTGCTGGCCGGGCATGTTGAGCGCGTGGTCGACTGCCTGGCGCGTCAGGTTGGCGAAGGGCGCCCAGTTCATCAGGTTGGCGAAGGCGTAGTTCGGGTGGCGGTTGCCCTCGGGATCGACCGGCGCCTCGCCCGGCAGCATGTACACGATGCCCTGGTCCTTGATGTACTGCGGCACGTCGGCGTAGTCGCGCGAGGTCTGCTCGTCGCGGTTGTTCCACAACTCGCCGGCCACGGTCGGCAGGCCGATCAGGCTGCCCACGGTGGCGGCGAAGGCGCCGCGATTGTCGCCAAAGGAGCGCGCGACCTGGGCTGGTCCCTGGAACCCGACGTTGAAAAACGGCACGGTCTGGTTGATCAGCTTGGTGAAGTTGCCGCCCTGGCTGAAGTCGACGGTTACATCACGACCCTGGATGACGGCCTGGGCGGGCGAGAGGCCACGCTGCTCGGCCAGCCGCATGGCAGCCACGCGCGGCCCAAGCTCCAACCGTTCGCCCAGTTTTTCAACCGGCTTGAACAGCGCCAGATCCTTCATCAGGTTGAGCGCGTCGTCTTTGTTCTTGATCTCAAAGACGTGCTTCTTCTGAAGCTCCTCGGCCAGCTTGCGCGCGTTCTCCGACATGTCCTCGGAGGTCGTCAGGCCCCTGCGTTCCCCGAACACGCCCGACTGACCACCGCCACCCTGCAGGAACCGCTTGGTCGACTCGCCCTCAAACGTCCCGGTGCGCAGGCCCTCAAAGGCGTCCATGTAGCCCTTGGCGAGTTCCTTGATGACCGGCACGATCTTGTGCGGCCCGCCCTCGCGCACGCTGCTGCGCAGGATGTACTCGGGGATGTCGCGCGCCACGTTACCGGCCAGGAAGACCGGGTTGCGCGAGGTGGCCGCGTTGCGGAACACGGTCGCCCAGGCGCTTGCCCACTCGGGTAGCTGCGTCACGCCGGCCTGGTTGACCGCTTCGCCCAGGGCCTTGTTGTCGGTCACGTAGCGTTTCTTCTCGCCGTCCACGAAGCCGGTCACGGTGACCTGCTTGTTGGTCGGCTTGAAGTCCTGGGCGACCTCCCTGAACTGCGGCTTGCCGGTGGCCGAGTCGGCGGCGAGCATGGCGTTGAACGCTTCGTTCTTGCGCGCCATGCGTTCGGCCTGGTGGGTGTAGTGGATCATCGAGGCGACCGGATCCTCGCGCGCCAGCTTGGTGCCAGCCTGGGTGTAGGCGTGGACGTCGCGCGAGCCGAGGCCGATCTTGCTACCAGCCCCCTGGCCGGTCTGCTCGCCGCTCATGTAGTCGAGGACGCGCGTCTTGACCCAATCGGGGTACTTGGCCTCCATCTGCGCGGCCTGGTCCTCGCTGAGCACGCCCGCTTCGACCAGCCGGTTGCGCACGTTCTTGCCGTAGTCGGAGATCTGATCGGCCGCCTCCTGCACCTTGGCGAACCGCTCCGGGCCGAGGCGGGTGACGATGTCGGACATCTTCTTGAGGCTCGTCTCGCGCGTCTCGTCACCGCTGAACATGCGCGCCGCGCCCTTCTCGGCGCCCTCGCGCGAAGCCTGGTTCAGTAGCTCCTGGCGCGCCGCCTCAACGCGCCCACGGTGCAGGTTGAGCGAGTTCTCCGCACGGGCGACGGCGCGCTCTGCCGTGTCGATCACCTTCTGCGGCTCGTTCATGTCCCTGTAGTTCTGGAGCGTCTGCTGCGTCTGCTTGAGTCGGGCCTCGGCCTGCATGTGGGCATCGCGCAGAACCTGCGGCACCTGATTGTCGGCCTGGGTGCGCAGGATGTCCTCGGCCACGCCATTGGCGACCTGCACGTTGTGGCGCAGGGTGACGTAGTCGCGCAGCGCCTCGTAGTCGTTGCCCACCGACTGAACGGCCGGGCGCAGCCCCTGCTGGATACGCACCTCGGCGGCCGGGTCGGCGGCCAACCGCGACAGGTTGTAGGTGGTCTTGTCCCAATCGGCCAGGGCCGCCTTGTTGTCGAAGAAGCCGCGATTGATCGCGTCCCAGGTGCCCTTCACGCGCTCCCCGATGTTGGGCGGCTTGGTGATGTCGGGCGGGCGGAAGGCGTCCGGCATGACGCTCTCGTAGGGCATGTCCGGGCCGAACTGCGCCGACACATTCCCGCTCGCCGTGGCGCCGCTGGCCCGCGTACCCGGTGCGCCGCGCGCGCGATTGATGACGTCAGTCACCCGGCCGCTCGGATCCCAGGCGCCACCGACCAGCCTTCTGGCTTCCTCGTTGGTCAGTTCGCGCACCCCGAGATCGAGGTCGCGCACGGCAGCGGCTTCATCGGCGCCCCGGCCAGCCAGGCGGCCGAGTTTGCCCAGGCCCTGGGCGGCAACCAGCGGCGCGCCGGTCGGATCGAGCGCGACCGAGGCGGCGGCGCGCGGTAGACCGCTGGCCAGGCCCTCCGGCGCGAGGACGCCACCGGTGATGCCAGCGGCCAGGTTGTAGCGCGTCTCCAGATCCTGACGGCGTTCGTTGTCGTCGAAGGCGGCCCGCGACACCGCTTCTGGTGCCATGCCGCCCAGCACGTCCTGGCGCACGGCAGCCGCCTGGCGCTGCCACTCCGGACCCGCGCGCTCCATTGCCAGCAGCCGCTCCTGGGCGCCCATGCCGTCGGTGATGCCGGCCTGCTGCATGAGCGAGCGGTAGTCGGGGTCGGCCCACAGGCGGTTCTCTTCGCCGGCCTGGATGCGCGCGACGGCCGTCGCCGGGCTGAGTTCGTTGGTTACGTCACCAAACGCCTTGGCCGTGGTGCCCAGGAGCGAAGCGCCTCGGCCGACCAGCTTGGCCTGCTCGCTGGCCGGGCCGCCGCCGAGGAGCGCCATGTCCGGCTCCTGCACGCGGCCGAGGTAGTCATCGATCGAGGTCGGCAACTCGCCCGAGGTCTGCAGGTCCGCCAGGCGCCCGCTCACCCCGCGCGCGAGCGTCTCGGCCGGCGCGCCAGGTGGGGTAGCCATGATGTCCTCGTTGAGCCGGCCGACGCTACTGGCGATGTTCCCCACATCCTGGCCGCGTTCGTCGAGCGCGCCGCGCACGCCGGTCCCGAGGCGGTCGAAGAAACCGCCCACCTCGTCCTGCACGCCGGCCACCTCGGGCGCGCCGACCATGCCGGGTGCGATGCGCGGCTTCTGCGCCGAGGCGATGGCCTGGTCAAGCTCCTGCACCGCCTGGTCGTTGGTCGCGCCAAGCGTCTTGAGCGTGCCCTGGGCGGCGGTGCCCAGGCCGCTGAAGCTATCCCCGATGGTGCTCCTGACGCGATCGAGGAAGTTGCCAGGGGCGGTCGTCTGCTCGGCCGTCGATGGGGCTGGTGTGCGCGGGTTATCTGCGAACAGCGCGCCCTGCAGCTTGCCCATGCGCGCCTCGATCTGCTGCGGGGTCATCCACTCGCTGCCACCCTTGAGGTCCAGGCCGCTCTGTCCGACGTGAAACGCACCGCTCTGCGAGTCGTAGCCGTCGGCAAAGAAGTAGTGGCCGGGCGTCGAGATGGTGACCGGGTTGCCCGTGGATGCCTCGCCGGCGATGCCCGTCCAATCGGCGCCGACCATGCGCGTGGCCACGCCAAGCTTGTCCATGAGCGCCTTCTCGGAGCCGAGGCCGGCCATGCCCTGGGCACTCGTCCAGCCAACGGACGCGGCCAGGTCGGTCGCCTCGCGGAGGCTCGGGTTGCGGCCGTACATCTGCGCGAACCTGACGGCGGCAGCGGGGCCGCACGCGGCGTATGCCTCATCTGAAGAGAGCTGCGCGTTGCCGAACTGCGAGATGTCGCTGATCTTGCGCTGCGCGCCCTGCTGCGCCCACTCACCGACCCGGCCAAGCAGGTTCGCCCCGCCCTCGCCGCCGATCTCACCGAACGCCTGCGCGTAGTTGCGCCGGGCGGCCGAGGTCGGGTCAGTGAAGCCGGCCGGACGCTCGGCCTGGGCGGCCACCCAGGACGCCTTCTCGGCGCCGCTGAGTGCGGTCGGCGCGCTCTGGTACGCCTTGGCGTAGAGCGGGATGATCTTGCTCGCCTGAAGCTCGGCGCCGGTCTGGCCAAGGAGTTGCTCCTCGGGGATGCCCGCGCCCATGCCGCCCATATCGAACTGGAACAGCCCGCGCGCGCCCGCGCCCGACCCCATCTGAAAGCCGTTCTGGACGCGGTTCGGATCCCATCCGCTCTCGGCCTTGGCGCCGGCCGCGACGGTGCGGATGAACTCGGGGTCAGAGGCCAGGTCGCCGGGCGCGTTGCGCTGGATGAGGTCGGTCAGCCAGTCCGGGATACCGCCAACGGAGCCTCCACCCCGCGCCGCAGCGGGTGTCACACCTGGGGAAAGTGCCTGCGGCGCAGGGGGAGCCGGTGGTGGCGGCGGCGCAGGCAGGGCGGACGCGAACTGCTGGATGTCCGCGCCCGCCTGACTGGCCGCATTGAGGGCGTTACCGAACATGTCGCCGGCGCCTGAGGTGAAGTTGCTGGCGAACGTTCGTGCATCGCCCCCCGCGTTCTGCACGGCATTGAGCGCGCTGCCGAACCAATCACCCGATTGGGGTGAGGCGGCCGGCGCCGGCGTTGGGGCGGGGGTTGGGGCTGGTGTGAGAGCCGGCGACGTACTAGGTAGAGGCGCCGGAGCCTCAGGCTCTACTGGTGGCGCTGCTGCGGGTGGTGGGGTGGGCAGCGGCGGCGGCTCGTACTGCATCGCCGGCGGCGGCTCCGGGGCCGGCTCCGGCATGGGCGGCGGGGGTGGTGGCTCGGGCGCCGGTGGAGGTGGCGGTGGTGGCTCAGGCGGCGGCGCGGGCGGCGCGGCCTGGTGGGCGCCAAGCACGTCCTGCAGCCCGGCGATCTTGTCGCCAATCATGCGCTCCACCCCGAACCCGGAGATCTTGTCCGCGATCTGCTGCTGCAGGTTCTGCTGCTGGTACTCGTCCCAGGACGCCTGGTCGATGTCGGGGAGCATGGTCATCGGTGGCGTCTCCGCTGATGGTCAGAGATGCAGTAGCCGCCGGCGATGCCGGCCAGGACCACGAACCAGTAGTAGAAGCGCGAGTGGCGCAGGCTCGGCCTGATCACTTCATGCGCCACGTGCCGGCAGTCGACTGGTTGGTGCTGCCGTACTTGGGCAGGCTCTGGTTGTAGAGCGCCTGCACGTCGTTCTTGTCCCACCCCTGCGACTCGTACTCGCCTAGCAGCATCTGCTGTTGCGAGGGCGCCATGTTGTTCCAACTCTGCGCGGCGATCTGGTTCGGGGCGGGCAGACGGTTCTGCTGCTGCTGCGCGCCGTACATGTTGGCGCCGCCGCCCATTGCGTTGCGCGCCTGCTGGTAGCTGTTCTGCGTGGCGCTTTGGGCGGCATCAATCCCGCTGCCCCATACCTCCTGGCCGCCGCCCTGCATCATGGCCGCATTCTGCTGGTCGGTGGCGGCCTGCTGGCCGTTGGGCTGGCCTGCCCCAAGCTTGCCCTGGTTGGCGTACTGGCTGGCGTACCAGTTGGGCTGCGTCTGGCCCTGTGGCGTGTACAGGTTGCCGCGTGATTCCGGGTTGGCCTGCGACCAGTACTGGTTGTAGAGCGCCTGCGGGTTGGCCGCGCCACCTGGCGGCGGGGCTGAGCCGCCCCACACGTTGCCACCGGCGGCCTGGGCCTGCGGGTTGTAGCCGCCCATGCCCGTGCTCTGGCCGTACTGGGCGATCAGGTTCGGGTTCGCCTGCCCGCCGCCGGCGATCTGCTGCTGCATAGTGCCCAGGTCGGCCGCCGTGGGCTGCATGCCGGTCGTGGCGCCGCCGCCCGGCACGTACTGGCCAGCCGCTGCGGCGTACAGGTCACGCATACCCTGCGGCGTGCTGCCCAGTACCTGCTGGTACTTGGCCCAATCGGCCGGGCCGCGCAAGCTGGCCAGCAGCTTCATGTAGTCGAGTGTGTTGGTCTGCGCGAGTTGGCGCTGCTGCGCCTCGTAGCCCTGCTGCTGGAACTGCTGGCCCCACTGCTGGCCCTGGCCGGCGAGGGTCTGCTGCGCCTGCTGCGGGTGGTCTTTGTTGAACTGCGCGACGGCGTTGCTGGCGTTAGCCGCCCAGTTCTGCGCGGCCTTGGCCGGGTCGTTGCCAGCGGCGGCCAGGTACTGCTGCTGCTCCTCGGCGCTGGCGTCGTAGCTGAAACGCGACGGGCTGACGGTGTTGCTGACGGTCGGCGTGTACCAGCCGGTGAGGCCGGCCTGGGCGAGCGCGCTCTGCTGCGCCTGACCGGTGGCGGCCAGGGTCTGCGTGCCAGCGGCCGGACCGGTGCCCGGCGCGTAGTACTCGCCGTACATGCTGCCCAGGCCCTGGCCCTGGTTGAACAGTTGGTTCTGGTAGGCGGTGGTCTGCTGGCCAGCCTGCGGGCCGCCGGGCATCCACGTGCCGAACTGGCCGGTGAACCACTGCTGCGAGGGCATGTTGTACTGGCCGTTCCACATGCCCGTTTGGCCGGCCTCGTCGAGCTTCTTGGTCCACTCAAACTGGGCGGCCTTGAGCGCCGTCGCGGCGTCGTTGCCCTTGGCGATCGAGTCGTAGTAGGCGCTCTGCGCGTTCTGGCTGGCCCACGCGCGGATGTCGCCCGACTGGGCCAGGTTTGCGTACAACTCGTAGGGGTTCATGCTCATGGTGGGCTACCCTCCTGGGCGTGGCGGAAGGATCGGTGGACCTGGCGATCCTGCTGCGACGGCAGGCCCAGGTGCTGGTGCGCCAGGAGGCCCTGGTGGCCCGCCTGGAGGCCCTGGTGGCCCAGCTTGACCCGCAGTCGGCCACTCCGCTGGCACTTCGATCGGTTCTGGAGTCGGAATCCGGAGGTCCGGCCAGCGACGAATGATCGCCTTGTAGACCAGCCCGAAGCCCTCCACGCCCAACCGCTGAAGCTGCGCATTCCGCCCCTCCACGTTGGGCGTGCCGTCCGGGTGAAAGAACTGGGTGCGGTAGTACTGCAGCTTCTGCTCCTCGGTCACGTTGGCACTAAAGGGCGCGCGCGTGGGGGCGAAGGCGAGCGCGATCTCGGAACTGGTCTGGTCGATCCAGATGGCCAGGTCGCTGGCGATCTCGTCGAGCGGGTTCGCGGTGCCGGGCATGGGCTAGATGGGCATACCGCCACGCGGCATGGGCACGGCCGGCGTACCGGGGATGCCGCCCGGTGGCATGCCGCCTGCACCGCCGCCCCCTGGAGGAGGTGGGGCGATGGGCATCCCCTGGCCGGGTGACGGCACAGGGTTGGGCGGCATACCGCCAGGGCCGGGTGCAGGAGGCGCACCCGGCGTGCCCCCAGGCACACCCGTGGCTGCCGCGCCGGGCGGACCTGGCGGCGGGGCACCGGCCGGCGCGCCAGTGAGCGCCTCGGGCGGGATGCCCATCTGCGCCTGACGCGCGGACCTGATGGTCGCGACCTTCTGGAAGATCTGCGTCTTCAGTTCCTGCTGAATCTCCTGGCTATTCTTCAAATCGTGCAGCAGCCACGACTTCTCCACCTCATCTGGATTCGCGCCTGCTCTTTCAACCGCGTCTTCGTAGGTGATCAACTTCAACTGCATCTTCTCGCCAATCGCTCGAGTTTCAATGATCTCATTCGATGGCGTCGAAGGCGCAAGTTTGACCTCGTAGCGGTGTACACCCTTCAAATCGTCCGGGCCGATGCCTAACCAAGTGGCCTTCGTCATGCCACCAATGGTCTTCTTACCTTTCTTGGCTTCCTGTTCGCCCCAGGCGTACACCTTTTCGCCAATGCGCTTTTCGATCAGCCACGACTCAAAGCCGATCCGCTCGCCCAGGGCGACCTCGGCGTTGGCGACGATCGGATCCCACCCCAAACGCGCCAAATACGCGGCCTGATTCAGGGCATAGCCGGACTGATCACTCGCGACCATGCCCTGGACGACGCTCGGCAGCGCCCACTCCAGCATGTCCTTGATGTTGCCGATCAGCTTGTCCGAGTCCACCCCTGCGCGGGGCTGGTCGATCGGGCTGACGTCGAACGGGAAGAGCTTGCCTGGCTCGATCTTGGTCGCCGTCTCGCGGCCATCACTTCCGTAGGGCATGGCCGGCAGCCCGGGCAGCACACCCGGCGGGGTGGTCTTTTTGAACGCCGGGTAACCGGTCATGTAGGCGCTATTGCCCTGCATGGTCAGCAGCGAATCGAGCAGCGGGAACAGCCGCAGGAACCCGAACAGGATCGACAACCCCGCGTGTTCCGGTAAGCGGCTGGCGGTGGTGATGCCCAGGGCGTGGAAGTACGGGCCGTTGAGGGTCTTGAGGATCGGGTCGCCGTAACTGTGCTTGAGCACGCGGCACAGGGTGCCGTCCTTCTTGTCCCGCTGGCCTGGGCCGCTGAGCACGATGACCTGGGTCTGGTAATCCCACGCCTCGATGCACCTGATGGTCTGCTCGCCGCGCGTGCTGCTATAGCTGGTATGGCCGCCCCGGCCGTGCATCATGCTGCCCCACTCGGCGCGAGCTAGCTCGGCGGCGCGCGGGTCCATGCCGCTCCACGTCTTGGGGTCGACGACCTCGCCGCTAGAGTTCAGCCCGGCGCCGAACCGCTCCAGGGCATCGAGGTAGGGCAGTTCCTTGATCTCGACGACGGCGGTGAAGCCGTTTTCGTTCTTGGTGTAGTAGAAGGTTTCGGGCGGCACGTCGGTCGAGGCGACGGGGTACGGCAGGGCGAGCTTGTACTCCTCGGTCTGGTGGTCGTACATGGCATCGCGCGCCTGCTGGTCGTACTCCTTCTGGTCCTCCAGCAGCTTCTTGAGCGAGGCGCTCTTCTCGTCGTAGCTGGACCAGGCGGCGCGGGTACGCTCGACGGTCTTGATGACGCCCTCACCCTTGACGGCCATCGACCACATGAACAGCCTGAGCAACTGGCGGCGGGCCTCCTGCTGCTGGCGGATCCATGACGCCTCAAAGAACTTCTCCCGGAGCGTGCTGTTCTGCTGGTAGATGTCGCCAAAGCCGACCGGCTTGAAGATGCACGTGGCCGGGTTGACCGATAACGCGGCGGTGACCGTGGTGGCGATATGGATAGCCAGCGGCGAGCGCACCTCGATAGCGGTCTTGCGGTACGCCTCGGGGATATCGACGGGCAGTTCGCCAAAGAGCACGGCGTCGATGTCGCGGTAAAGCTCGTCGCGGTCCGCGAACTGGTACTGCAGATCCTCGGCAAGCTCCAGGGTGGCGCGCTCCATCGCGACCTCGTCGCTGGCCTTGCTGGCTTTGAACCAGCCCGATGGGGGCGACGAGGACATGCTCATGCCTTCTCCTCATGGATCCACAGGTTGGTGAACGCACCGCCCCAAAAGCCGGCGCTCCCGGCGCTGCCATTGGCATAGATGCAGATGGCGAAGCGGTGCGCCGCAGCCGAGGGCGTGGAATAACAGGTGTACGCGAACGGTATCGGTGCATTGGCAACCGTCACTTGCGCAGCCGTCAGCGAGTCGAAGGTCACACTGGTATCGGTCATCAAGCCGAGATAGACGATCGTGCCGACCTGGCCACCGATGACGGCCCCGCACGCCGAGGCGCGGATGCGTCCACCCGTGGTGGTCACGCTGACCTGGGCGTTCGACTCGTACCAGGCGTTGATCGCCGGCACGTACCACGCGGCGACGGCGCGGTACACCCCCAACTGCGCGGTGACGGTGCCTAGGGGCAGCGTGCCTGGCGCGAGTCCAGCCGGGATGTACAGTTGGCCGCCGACGAGGTTGAACCTGGCCCCGTCCCAGTACAGGTACTTGCCGCCGCCGCCAACCCGGTCCAGGCCGCCGAAGTAGTACACGCCGGTGCCGTCGCCACGGTTGGCGTTGATGTCGCCGGGCTGGTTGGGCGCATCACCCTGCCCAGGGCGGCCGGCGCTGAACTTGCCGTGGTGCACCCACGACCCATCGGTTTCCTGCTGACGGCTGCCGCTGGTCGTAACGACGGCCATCAGCCCCAGGCCACCTCCATGACCGTCTCGTCCTGGGCTGGCCCGGCCTCGGCACACAACCCATACCTCAAGGCATCGGGCGCGTGGTCCTCGGTCTTCTGGCCGTGCAGCTTGTCGGCCACGTCCTCGGGATCGAGCGGGTCGTGGACCATCGCCGGTAGCGTCCGCTCAAGGTTGGGGCAGTGGCCGCGAAACAGGCGCAACCGAGGCGACCGCACTAGCTGGCCCAATTTCACCTCCGGGATGGCCATCGCTCGGCGCACCACCGCCCACCCCGTACGGCGGTTGTTGAAGCCCGGCACGATGCCCAGTAGCCCGGCATTCGCGTACACCGTGGCGATCGACGGCCGGTTCTGCTCGGTCCGCGCGTTGAACATCGAGGGGTCCAACACCCTGGCAATGACGTGCTCGTCCTGCTCGGCGCCCAAGATCTGTTGCGCCTGCTCCTCGTCCCGCAGCCCGGCCGCGTACCGCTCGCGGTAGACATAAATCGGCCGCTCGCCCTCGGGGTCGCGCGTGAACCACAACGTACACCACGGCGCCGCGAACCCATAGTCGGTGCTCGTCCACCTCGGCCAGTGGTCGGGGATGTCGAACGGCTCAGTGACATGCACCTCGGGGTTCCACTCGGTGAAGAACATCCCATCGGCGGCCACCCACTGGCCCAATCGCAGGCGCTGGTACAGATACCCGGTCAAGGTATCGAGCGTCTTCAGGTACTGCTCTCCGAACTCGGTCCAGCCTCCAGCGGCATGATCAAAGAGGAGAGGGTTATCCTCATGCCGTGTATCGAGCAGTAGGCACTCACCTCGATCACAACGCTGCTTAAGCCAGTGGTAGGGATCGGCGGGGTTGCAGTCGGCAATAATCTGCTGATAGCTGAGCACTCCGTTGCGGAGGCGCGACACCAGCAGTTCCCAGTCGAGTTGGTCAAGCTCGGTCGCCTCCTGTACGTAGATCATGTCGAACTCGGTCGACTTGACCTTCTCGGGATCGTCCAGCCCCGCTAGCGCCACCACCGCCCCGTTCGGATACCTGTACTCCTGATCCTCCGTCCAGAACCTGACCCCCGATGGCTCGGGCAGCACCTTCTTCTCGTAGGTCACCAGCGCCGCCTGCGTGAGCGACTTCCTGACCTTCCTGACGATCGCCGCCCGAATCGGTACGTGGTACGCCACGAACGACACCTTCTCTAGCGCCGCCCTGGACTTGCCCGTGCCCGCCGGCCCGGCCAGCAGCACCTCCCGCCCGCGATAGCTCATTAACTCCGCACACGTGCCATACGGCCTGTACGCGGCCTGCTCCGGACGAATCGGTGCAGAATCCGCTTCTATGCGGAGTGTGTCACCCGCCAACGACTCCCCACGCTGCGCACCTGATCGCTGCGCGCGTAGGGCCTGCGCCACTTACCTGAGCCACCCCACGGCTGCGCGGCAGCATAACACCCCACGGCGCATCAGTCGTTTTCCCCGGCCAACTGTGCCTTGACACCACCCCCAAAAGTGGTGTTGCGTTTCGGGAACCACCAGGAGGGTCCACCCATAATCGCGAGCGTGCAGCGGTGGCCCTGTTGCCCCCACCAGCCCTACCCTGTCACCTGACTCCGGAGTGCCGTGATCGACACCGGGGCCGCGTAATTCCCAGGACGTAGCCTCCGGAGTCCATCTCTACGGCAATAGAGAATTTTTTCAGAGACGAGCTTTAGGTATCCCTGGGACGCGCGGGCGACCCCCGATGGTGCTACCCATACCCCAC